TCGCCCCTAAAAAGCAAGTGCCTGGAACGGTTGCTCGCCCAGGCACTACTTGTCGATGGCTGTTGACTTATTGAACCTGAGGGTTCATTTCTTTCGTTGGTTTCTGCACCATCAAGCAATCGGTGGTAAGCAGAAGAGCCGATATCGAGACTGCGTTTTCTAGAGCTGACGTTGCGACTTTCACAGGATCGATGATCCCTGAGTGAACCATGTCGCAGTACCTTTCGTTCTTAACGTCGAACCCGTAGTACTGAGTGTCGCTCTGAATTTGGTGGTCCTTAATGTTGTTCCAGATAACGTCTGGACTAAGACCCGCGTTTTCTATGATGATTCGGAAAGGCTGTTGGCATGCTTTCTTAAGCAAGTCTACTCCCAATTGTTGGTCTCTGTTTGGTAGAACGAGACTTAGCCTGTCAGCTGCTAGTGCCAGAGGTGCTCCACCTCCTGCAATTATGCCTTCCGCGATAGCTGCTCTAGTTGCTCCAAGAGCATCATCGATGCGATCCGCTTTTTCGCGAGCTTCTATCTCGGAAGCAGCTCCGATTTTTATGATAGCTACTCCACCTTCGAACTTAGAAAGGCGTTCTTTTAGCAGCAGTTTTGTCGAATCTGAATTTGCATTTTCGATGAGAAGTTTAAGTTCCGCGATTCGTTCCTGAACTTTTTCTGGATCGCCAGTACCTCCAATGAACGTGGTATTGTCAGCTGTGATGGTGATCTTCTTGCACGAACCAATGAAATCTTTCGCAACTGATTCCTTAAGAGTGCTACCTTCTAACTGGGAAACTACCTTTCCTCCTGTGATGATGGCCATGTCCTCAAGCTTCATCTTCTTTAGATCACCGTACCCGCTAACACGAATAGCTGCAACTCGTAAGGTTCCTTTCAGCTTGTTTAAGAGCAGAGTGTTTAAAGCTTCGCCGTCAATACCGTCGCAGACGATCAGAAGAGGCCTGCTTACCTGGTTTGAATACTCTAAGTACTGCAGAAGGTCCTGCAAACTGGAAATCTTGCTGTCGTAGAAGAGAATGATCGGATTATCAAACTCAACTGTCGATTTTTCGATGTTGGTAATGAAGTACGGCGAAATGTAACCGCTACCGATCTGCAAGCCTTCGACCACGTCAACGATTGTCTCGCTGGTCTTGCTCTCGCCCATCGTGATGATTCCGTCGAAACCGACTGACTCGATAGCGTTTGCTATCAGATTGCCGATCTCATCATCATTGTTAGCCGAGATGGTAGCAACTTGCTTTATCTTTTCTATCTCTTTTACTAGGAGACTTTCTTCCTTTAAGGTTCGGATGATTTCTTTTGCCGCGATCTCAATGCCTCGTTTTAGTTCCATTGGGTGGGAACCGGCAACGACAAGCTTGTTACCCTCGTTGAATATGGCGCTGGCTAGAACGGTAGCAGTCGTGGTGCCGTCCCCTGCTTCGATTGAAACTTTGTGAGCGACTTGCTTGACCATCTGAGCGCCGACGTCCTCCAAGTAATCCTCAAGGTGAACCTCGCGAGCGACGGTCACGCCGTCCTTAGTTATAGCGACACTATTGTCCCTAGCGATGATTACGTTTCGACCTCTAGGGCCAAGTGTGACTTTAACTGCGTCAGCTAAAGCGTTGATACCGTTGCTTAGTATTTTTCTAGCATCGGTAGTAAATTTCATGTCTTTCAAAGAAATTCGATTTTTTTAGAGCGTGAATGGTTCACTTACTTGTAAATTATATCTGACTCTTCGAACTGGTTTAGCTTGCTAAGAGCAAAAACTATGCGAACTAGAGCGATAACGTCCTTGTTGCAGTACTTTTGGATGTCTCCGATGTTGCCTGCGTAATACTCTGAGTGAACTTGATCGCCTGCCATCTCGTCCTTCGGAGAAGGAAGGTCGAACACTGCTGACAGAAGGTTCAACGAAGTAAACCCTTCCTGCCATGCGCCGAAGCTCCACAGTTCGGAAGAATCCTTAACGTCGATCTCCCACGGTTTCTTATCCCAAACCTGAAGAGGCACAGGCGGTTCCATTCCGTGAATGAAAGCTCTCTTGCAGATGTACGGAATGTCGAACCGTTTGATGTTGTGACCGAACGGCACGACTTTGTTCTTATACATTCCGTTGAACACCTTAGTCGCTTGAACAAGGATAGCTTTTTCGTCATCTCCTGAATAGGAAACTATCTGAACGATCGGTGGAAGGTCAGGATCGTCCTGAAACTTCACCTTTCCAAAAGAAATGCACACGATCTTTCCGAACTCTGCCTGAAGGCCAGCCTTTTCTAACCAAAGCTGATCGTCTGACATCGCCGCGTTTTCTGGGTGTTTATCTATTGATCTCAGGTACTCGCACCTGCGGGACCAGAGGTTAGTCATCCTTTCGGATAGTTCGTTGGCAGAAGCTACACTGCCTGCTGTTTCTACGTCGAAAAATAGGAATTTTTCTATTTCAGATCTGCTGAACATAGTTGTGATTTTTGTTTCTTATACTTCAGAAAGTGAACTTGGTTTCAGGTTCGGGCCCGCCCGTGGTAAATAAGATCTTAGGAATCAGATTTATTATCTTATTGAGTATAAGTAGACTAAGAGACTTATTCTTTTATCTACACCCACCCAACACCCCTATTCTATAAGGCACCTGCAAAAGGTTTCAAAACCGAGTGAAAAAATCGTGTAGAATACCGACAAATCACTACCATGAAAATTGATCGTTATTGGCATAGATTTTTCGATTCAGTTCCCAGCTGTATGCATCTCTAGAGACTTTAAGAGTTTCAAGTGGATAGCGTGTGTCAATACCTCAATCTCCAAATCGTACCGTAAATTTTTAGAAGACATCGAATTAGAGTACCGAAACCTGCATTTCGTGTACTTGACCCCTCGGCAAAAGCCAAAAGAAAACTATTCAGCAATAGAACGATCCAAGCTGGCGAATTATTCCCACTTGGTGGACGTGTTAGCATCAGAAATAAACGAAGAAATCGCAGGAGACCCAAGAGTAATCGTAGCCATCGAAGGAATATCTTACGGAGCAAAGGGTAACGCTTTGCTAGACATCTGCCAATCAACCGGCATGATGAGAAAGGCGATTTTGGACAGAGTTTTAGCTGGGCACGAAGAGAAGGTGTTTATTTTCTCACCTGGAGAGCTGAAGAACGCTATCGGAGCGAAGGGCAACGCGGGAAAGTACGATGTTTACCGTGCATTCGTTGAAAATCCCTCCCTAGCAGCATCCAGCCAACTGTTAAGTGCGATAAATAAGCATCATGAAACTATCGTCAAAGGGACTGTAGTGCAGTCTCCGTTCATGGACATGATCGATTCGTACTTAGCCGTACTTAAGGTTCATGAACTTCTAAAAGAACCAGCTGAAAATGTCGAAAGCAAAGGCTAACAAATTCTACATAAACAACAGGGAATTCACAAACGAGATAATACGATGCAAGTACGGGTTGCTTAACGAGGAAACTGGTTACCAGCACAAACCTGGAGAACTTTCTCCTAAGGCAATAGATTACTTCATCCTTCTAGCCAATAGGGCTATCCAAAAATTGACCTTCACAAACCCGTTGGACAAGGAAGACTGCATTCAGTCAGCTATACTTGATCTGCTGAGGTATTGGCAGAATTTTAACGAGGAAAAATCCAACAACGCGTTCGCTTACTTCACGCAGATAGTAAAGAATGGGTACGCCAAGGAGTACAAGAAGATACACAAGCACATCGGGAAGGGCGAAAAGATAGAATTCGTGTCGTTGAACTTCACGGGCGAGAGCGAGATCTTTTCGATCTAACACCTGTGATTTGCATGATAAATAATCGAAAGGTGCCGCTAGCCGCATGAACGTCAACAACCTAGTTTTTTTCGATAAGAACGGTGAATCGTACAACCTTTCCTTGAACGCAGGTGGATATTGGGAAGGCGCTGACTATTTTTTGCCAGTGTCATTAGCCCTGTTCGACGTGTCGAACGTATTCATCCTAGAGAACACAGCTCCAGGTGTTTACAAGTACCCAACTATGGAAGTCGGATCGTGGTTCGAAATAAAATGGGTAAATCAGGACGCTAAGCTAAACCTGTTCCTATTCACTGTTCAAAGAGAGGGTGTTCATTCAGATGATCCGCCGTACATTCACAAGCAGGATTCCATCACTATAAATCACAGCGATTTTGGTCAGGTTGGAACTCTTGACTTAACTTACCCAATGCAAGTGAACGTGGCCTTCACTCCAAGCGAGGAGAGGTCGTACACTAGGGTCATGGAAATCTATTACGTGGTAGGATCTACTTCGACCAAAGTGTTGGAGTTGACCTTCTATGGGGAAGGAGAGGACGAGGATGAACGTTACAGAGTATGGTTGGAAAACTTCGGAATAAAATTTAACCGTGAGGACGCTTTGCTCCTAAAGGAATATGACCTAAAAGAAGGTCTCCCTGACTGGTCTCAGATAAACGCTGCTAGAAAGAGCATGCTTGTTACGATAGATCAAGTCTATCCTTACGTTGGAACCTACAAGGGTCTAGTGAACCTCATCAACCTTTTGGGCTACCGTGACGTTCTTAGAGTAAAAGAATACTGGCAGGACGTCGACCCAAATTCGTTGTACTACCAGAATTACGCGATGGTGGACGTTACTGACCTAATGACTGTCGGAGATGCAGCTCAAGTGAATTTTGTTGATCTCAACGGTCAGATAAAGAATGGCGGAAAGTTTAAGAAGACCGAATTTTTAGCTCTCACCTACGCGTTTACCGTTCCCAGCGATACGTTCGATGAGGACGGATTGCCAGAGGTGGAGTCCACTACAAATTTCACGGTCGAGGAAATATTCTTCAAGCTGCACGGAGTCGGACGAAAATTAAAGCAAGAAATTCTTCCAGTAAACGTTGTCATAAAGGATATAATCGGAGAGTTCATATATTTTTCAAAGTTTAACTTGCGAAATTGGACAGACACAACCTTTATCGAATCAACCGATATAAACGATGATTACTCAATACACTTACTTTCGCCTAACACTTCTTCAACTCAGTTGAAGATCAGAGACTTACGTCCGCTTTACCCTAAGCTTGACGGAACCTCTGAGTTTCCAATAGTAACTTTTAACCTCGGACAGATAGAACCTTACCAGGACGAACAGAAGTACGCTAGCGATCAGATAGATTACCTTATCGATGCGGTAGATGGGTACTACGAAAGTTTAACGAACTACGAGTTCTACCACATTGGCGAGACTAATCCGTTGGAACCAGGAGATGACACTCTTTTAAAGATCGGGTGTCCTATAATTCTGGAAGCTTACATAACTGACTTGATGATCAAGCAGTTGGATGGAATAACATTTGAAGACTTCATACTTAGCGAAGCTACCACTTCGTCAACCTTAAACACTATAACTACCGGCACAAAGTATTTTTCGTGTGCGACGATTCAATCATTCAATGTTGGATCAAGAGTAAAGATCACAGTTTCGATAAACCAATCCCTGTACATGATAGGAACGGTTACGGAAATTGCTCCGATAGGTTACCCACCTACTACTATAAAGGTTAGTGTTGATACTGCTGTTGGAAGTGCTACCAGCACTGGGTGGACAGTTAACTTGGTCGATTCTCACTACACAGTTGGTTTCTTGAGGTACAAGAACGCTTACGAGATTGAATGGATCATTGAAGGTCCTCAGAATTACTACTTTGAGTGGAGGGATAAGGTTGCAAACGTTCATAAGATACCTCACATGTTACCGTATTCCGGCGAGTACACGATAACTTTAAAAGTTCACGACATGCACGGTGGAACTTCTACAGAAAGTAGGAAGATAACCGTCATGGGAGAAGAACCAGTTCTCGAAGCGTTCGTCAAAATTCAGGATAAATCAAAGTACGATTTTAAGAACTTGAGCAACGTAACGGTTGAGGATCTAGGAAACAGCCCACTTTACTTTCCGTACGCAGCTGTGATAAACTTAAACGGGGACAATGCTCCAATATCTGACGTCACTTCTCACTACTTAGATTGGTACACTTACTCGCAAAAATACGGAGTCGGAAGCCCTCAAACAGAGGTTCAGATATACAATCCTTTGGCAGGTTACGAAACTTACGAAAATTCAGCTCAACCGGCAAAGAACCGGTGGGGAACAGGTTCAGCAAACGGACAACCGACACTATCCGACTACTCGACCGCCGCGATCCGCGATTTGAAGTACGTCACTTTTTCAGAAATGGGATACGTTGGCGACTTAATGGACGGTTTCTACATAGATTTTGATAATCTTTACATGGACACGCCGGCTTCCTACCTAACCAGGATCCAGTTCGGTGGATTTTCCGAAGTAGAATTCTTCATGCTCATCTCAACTCCGCAAGATTTTGTCACTTACATGGAAACAGCCAATCTTCCTGGTTGGAAGGAGTACCGTTACCAAGTAGTAGGAAATCGCGTAAAAGCCACGTCAAAGTTCCAGGACAAGAAGAACCATTCCATACTAAAGTTTGAGTACACTCTTTCTGGCGTTTTTGATGCTCTGCCTTACTTGCCAAGTTCGATAGATTTAGACATATCCGACAAGACTATAAAATTGGGAATATGCACGCTGTTTCAAGCGGCAATGGTCGGGCCATCCGGACCTTTCTGGGTAGGACCGTCTGGCCCATGGTACTACGGTCCGTCAGGTCCGTTTTACGATTACCCATCAGGCGGCCCGTACTGGATCGACGATGACGGTTTGATATGGGTTGGCCCATCTGGTTGGTACCCTGGACCTTCAGGTCCAATATGGGGAGGTCCGTCTAGCTGGCCTGACGAGCTCGACCCACTGTGGCCAAACCCATCCGGACTCCTGTGGCCTAGCCCATCAAGTTGGATGTTTCCTACTATCTACTCCAACACAACTCTTCAGTTGGGAGATAGAGTAAGAATAAGAAATTCGAGCGGCGGGTACGCGGAAGGTTTCGTAGTGACTCTATCAGACTACCAAGTAGAGATAGACGTCGATCTGATAAACGCGGTCGACAACTTCGATTCTTTCGACCTAGCTGTCGTCAAATCAGTATACACTTTCGAAAAACCAGAGTACGTGTTCGACGCGACTACTCTAGTTTCGGTTCAATCCACTCTGTTACAAGCAAATGTTCAGATAGATGAAGACCTTCTTTTCCTAAACTGTCCATTCGCAGATACATTGATCTCGTTAAGTGATCACAAAGCAGCAACGGCATCCGACATAAGGTATTGGATTGATGGCGGTTTCGTAGTTTACGATAACGATCTAGGAGAACAGACAGGATTTCTGCCGTCAGAATTTGATCAAAATTCGCTAAGCACAACTAACGTTAGAGCTACTTACAACACTATGATAGTGCCTTTGCACCATCCAGTGTTCATAATAATATCCAACTTACCGTCTAACATCGAGACCGAATGGACCCTAACGAAAGATTCGGTTGAAGTTGCTAAAGTTAAGACAACCTCGTACTTTATATGGAGGTTCGATTCAGCTGGAAGGTACAAGATCGTTGCAAAAACGATGGACACTCGAGGAAACGTTTACGAGGTTACCGCAGAGATAGATGCAGTCTCGTCAATGACAATTGACGACTATTCTAAGTACGTGGAAAAGCAGTTGAACGACAGAAAATTCGAAATGACACGCCGATAAAAAATCGGAATAAATAACCAAAAAAGAACAACCAAAATGGCTTTTAGCGAAACTACACTAGCGATAACTCCGATCTTGGAGACGACCTTTGTGTCAGACATGAGGCTCATAATTAACGCGAACAACACCCTGTTCAAAAGTTCAATTGAGAGTCTGATAAACGACCTGGAGATCGACCTCATTAACAAGTACATCGGGGTTGACACACCGGTCAACAAAGTGTTCACTCAGGACTTGGTCGTTTCCAACAGCGTCGTTTTTAAAGCTGGCACCACGCCAGGCGCAGCTACGATCGCTAGTTTAACCCAAGCAGCCGGAGTTTCTACTCTTTTGGCCGATAATTTTACAATGACCAAAGCGTTCAATGCAACTGCTGCTGGATCAAAAATAGCCGTACCGACGATAGTCATTGGCACTACCGCTGGAAACCTGCCAATAACTTACCCAACGACAGGTGGAGCAGCAGATAGAGGTCTTTACGTCGGAGATTCTACAACCCCGATCAAGTCGAGGTTGTACGGAGAGGTTGAAATTCCAAAGCAAGCTATCACGCAGAGTTACTCAAATGTCGGAGGAGCTTTTTCTCCAAAGCAGGTAACCTTAACCGCTGCTGGAGATCTCAGCTACACCTACTCAAAACTGACCCTATCGAAGACAGACCCGCAGTTCATATACGTGGACCTAATCTTCCCGAGCGGTTACACCAACTACGGAAATTCCATCTGGCTGCTTCTTCACGAATCGACTAGCGATAGGCCAGCAGTTGGGCAAACGTTTACCGTTATTCTTAACAGAGTGTACTTGTACGATATGACAGAAGTAGATTACTCTCTCCTTCCTGCTATCTCAAATTCAGGTCTTTCAAACGGTATAAACGTTATTTGCGGTGCTAACTCTAACCTTAGCACGTACAAGAGAGGCCACATAAACAGCTCGGTTTGGGGAACGATCCCGACAACAGACGTAGCAGCAGTCGCTGCTGCTGGAACAGGAAGTGCCTACTTTGTTAGGTTCGGAAACCAAAACAGCGTAGCAAATGCGCAGATCGCGCCGAAAGATTCATCTTTCAGCTTTACTAAGACTGAGCAGTACGCGGACTATGCAAATTACACAATAACTAACAGTCACAACACTGTGATCATAAATTAATCTAACAACGGATGGCAGTTGCTCCTTTGATAAAACCGATACAAACGTCTAAGGGAATATTTTACACGTTTCAGAGCGGGCTTGAGGACCTAAACTTAACGTTCAACAATAACACGAACAAGTTCAGGTTTTCCAAGTTTGCCTTGTTACGCATTCCTGAAATAGGAATTCCATCGACGCTCGTCACCGATAACCGAACTCAATTTCTGGCAGTCGGAGAAACTCCTATCCTAGACGGATTAAGTGCCAACCAGAACATCAACTTGGCGCTAAGCTTTCAAAATTACGCTCTGAATTTTGAAAGTCTTCTCATATCTCAGGAAACTTACATGAGAGAAAAGAAACTCAACGTTGCAGAAAGAGTTTTCTGGAAGTGGTTGAAGGAACTCAGCGCAATTCGTTGGAGAGCAGCAAACGCGACAGAAGTGATAAACACTCTACCGGTCGGAGAAAAAAGGTGGGCAGAAGATTGGTACGATGCTAGTTCTTCTACTTACAACCGAGTAGTTAAGTACATCGGCGACATTGATGTTGTCAACTCAGTTAGACACCAGGATAATTCGTACAGCGAACTTTACATCAACGTTCCAACGAACGTTGGAACTTCGCCGACCGTTCTGTTCAATTCAGTACCCGACGAGAACTACAACCCAGGAATGTTGATACTCAATGCTCCCGGTGATCCGCTGGACGTTGAATTTTTGAACGGACGTCATCACGACGATACTCACCCGTACGCCGGAATGAATTTGTACGCGTTTTTTGACCTAGATTCAGGTTTAAGCACGCAAAAATCAACTGACACGTTAAACACAGTAATCGATTGGAACCTTATCAGCCCAAGTTATTGGTGGGGAGCTAATTCTACGAACAACATGTATCACACGGACCAAGCAGCGTACTTTGGAACACCGTACGGGGTTCCTTCGTCCACTCCAAAGGTCCAAAAGATTTACAAGACGTACACTGACGGCGGCGGAAACACTAGAACAGTTGAATACCTAAGGTCTACTCACGACGGTATGGTAATCGATTTCGACCTATCTCATTACACGGTAGCTGCGGATGATCCAACGATAAAGAGTTTAGCTCAACTAGCTGACTCCGTGTACAACTACGATTTCGAATTCAACGCGATCTTAGTGTACTACGACGTGTACGATCCAGTTCCGTTAGAAGATAATAACGAACCTACTAGTGTTACAAACCTTTACGGAATTTACTTCCTAAACAAGGTAGAGCAATCCGGCATCGAGTACGAGATACCAATGATCCTAAAAGAAAAGCCTAACGCTATCGATAGGACCAACGGTAATGCATTTGCTCACAAGATAAACATCAAATTCGATACTTCAATCGAAGACGTTGCTGTTGAAAAATCAATAAACGATTACTCAACATTTGGCCTAGATCTATTCCTTGACGTTTTAACCCAGCTGAGAAGTTTGCAGACCACGTACAACGATAAGATAGCTGAACTCGAACAGCTCAGCGATGACCTGAATGCAGCTAAACAAGCTATGATCAGCACTTCGGGATTGGACGCTCTCACTAAGAGAGTTGAAATACTAGAAACGACGGTTGCCGCTGCATCGGAAGCGTTCAGCGAAACCGATGCAATCATGCTTCTAATAGACAGCTTAAACCAGCAGCTAGACGATCTCTACAACAATCGAACTTCCATCCTAATGTCGTACGATTTAGCACCGTTTAAGAACGGGTACGGAATTTCTCTGGACAAAGCAGTAAACGGGCAGATGACCATCACGAATAATTCTCAGATGTATTCATCGTCTGCTCAGTTAAACTTGGCTAGCCCAGCCGTAACGGTAGCAAACGTCTGTTCTCTTGATTTGGGCGTGTCTAACACTTACGTAAAACACTACAAACCGATATCAAATAATAATTTGAACCCATCTCCTTGGACTCTTTCTTCAGATTTAGAGATACGAATCAACGATTCTGTCACTAAGTGGAAAACTGGACAAGTGTTCAAGCTGGTGATAGACACGCAGATAATTCCAGACGATTTCGTCATTTACGTAAAGACCGATGCTAGCAACATGACTAACCAAGCTGAACCGTACGGAAGGATCATAACGACTCTAACGTCCGCTGATTTTCCGGACAATTATGGAAGGACAGGACGGCCAATTGTGGAAGTGACTTGCACCGATCACGTAAACTTGGTATTCCAGGTGGATAAAATAATAAGATAATTGACATGGCCGATAAGAACTCGCTATCAGATTACCTAGCCGAACTTGGTGTAGACATCTACAACCTGCAAGAGTTTTTGACTAAACTCTCCATGATGTTGAGCACCAGTTCCGACTCAGTAACAGTCAACCAAAAATTGCAGGATGGAACCAGCAAGGCTTTTGTTGTTCCTTCGTTTGCTTACTTATCGAACAAGGTTAATTCTTTGGATGCTAAGTTTAATTCTCTTCTAACCGGCAATGCCAATAGAGTTGGTGTGATAGACGAGAACGGAAACGTAAAATCGTTCGAATTGCAGGACGTGTCCACCGTAGTTAACACGATGGATGCAGTTTCCAGCAAGACAGTTCAAGCTCCGACAACTTTCAATTACAAAGCAAATTGGTTCTTCGAATCATTCTTAAACCCTCTTCTGTACGTGGACATTCCTGTCGATACAATAGCCGTATCTAATGACATTGACCGATTCGAAGTAGGTCGCGTTATTGTAACATCTGTGGTTCAAGCAGATCTAAATTACTTCGATTCTACTTACAAGGGAAGAAACGACATAAATTACACCACTCTGATAAACGATCTGAGTGCTAGAGGTATTTCTTACTTCGAAGACACTAACGAATCAGCGGTACCACCTTCACAGAACAAAGTTTCTGGAACGTTTGACATACTCAGCATACTCAGTGATGCTGAAGCAAAGGTAGTTCTTGATGAAACTCAAACTGTGACGGTTAGCAAGTACGTTCTGAATACTTTGCGTTACATGGAAAAAGCTACGACTTCACCGACTAGTGTAGTTCAGAGAACTCTGGTAGTAGGTGACGTTCTTATCACACCGGACAACTCCGAATATGAGGTTACAGCGGTTGACACCAAACAGAGAAGCGTTGTTCTTAACCGCATGTTCGGTTTGGGCGAACTTACTGCGGGCGCAGCAAAACTTCAGATAAAACCCCAGCTTGAAATCACCAAGACTGTCCCAGTAAACGTTGGTTACAACGAACGTCAGGTAATATTCTTAAGACCTATGAGCTCCAGGCTGAAAGTCACAACCCAGAATTACTCACAAGGGTTTGGTCTGTTCACTAACGAACTAACCATCACGCTTAACACTGGGTCTACTATGGCATTAGCTGATTTTTACAATCAGTACGTTGCTGATTTTAGCTTGATGTTCCTCAATTACTCAAAGGAAAAGAAGGTTCCAAAATCGCTTGGAGAAACTCCAAATGCCGCTGTGTTATCAGCTGAACACTTTAGAGTCGTTCAGGTTGATGCTCACATTCAGTCAGCTAACGATATTCAAGCAGTAAAGCAGAACATTGCTTCGATTGAGGCAACCAAGTCGCAGATTAGCGAAATCGATAAGCAGTTGAGTGACAAGAGAGCTCAACTAAACACAAATGCAGCTCTTACAGATGCTCAGCAACTAAAACTTAATAAGGACTTAAAAACGCTAACCGATACTCGACAAACTTTGAGCACGGCCCAGGCTAGCAAGATCTCATCAGTTACCACTGCCGTAAAGGGAGCGCCTATTCTGATAAAAGCACCAACCTATCACATCAAAGGAATGTGGCACATTCCTGAACCTAAGGAAACTACTTATGGAATGCAGAATGCTGCTCAGTTTAAGATAGCTTACCGAGTTTTAAGCAAAACCGGAACAAGCGAAACTGCTGAACAGATAACATTCACTGATGCAAAGGGAAACAAGATAACTGGCGCATTCTCTCCATGGAAAGAATCTCTAGGAAAAGCCAGAGTTAAGAAATACAATGCTTCCACTGGATTTTACGAGTGGGAAGATGAAAACGTAGCTGACCCAAACGTCGTTAATTGCAACCAGGTTGAAATTCCTATCAATAAGGGAGAAGTCATAGAAATTCGAGTTAAAACTCTCTCAGAAGCAGGTTGGCCTGACAATCCGGTCGAATCTGATTGGTCTAACAGCGTGCTAGTTGAATTTCCGGCAAGCATGCAGACGATAGAGGATATTTCGGTTATCTCACAGCAGGCTTTCGCTGAGGAAGCAAAGATCAATTTCCAGAGCGATTTGGATGCAAAGGGCCTTGACATTCACTTGTCAACAGCATTTACTAGCAGGGATAAGTACTTTGCTCACAAAGCAGAAGACGTTGCCAGTGGGTTCTTTGCAACGGATGGCAGCATCGTGGACCTTTACACAAAAGTAAAGCAGATAAGTGATACTCTCAGTTCGATCCAAGCATCAATGGCTAGCGGTGCCGGTCAGTTGAAAGTCAGTCTCATCGACCAAGAAGGAAATGCTATAACAGTTAACAACGGTCAGACTATTCAAATATTCTCCGGTTACTACAAAGATCAGATCAAGAAGGTAAGCGGAAACATCACAACGTACGATCACGGAAAGATCATAACCAACCAGTACTTAATTCAACTGGAAAATACTTCGCAAACCCCGTTGCAGCTTATAGCTTCGTTAAACGGTGCAACTGGTCAAGCAGCTACTCCGTCCAATCCTGTTCTGTTCGATGACGATGGGTACCACACGAATTTACGTTACGATCTGTGTCCGTTGACCATAAACACGTCTACTTCAGGTACGCCAGCCGGTTTGAAACAAATGGATGGTTACCAATCGTCTCAGGTAAAGGGCCAAGTTCTGTACCGTAGAGCAATGTCTCTAAACTTGAGCGAAGAACTAGTGGCTGGAGATGAAGTAGGTGGAAAGATCAACGAGGCAGCGAGTGCTTATTCTTCGAGCTTTGACATTAACACCTACAATTACCAAGGACTAGAGCTTAGCGGAACTAACACTAAAGTTCCGTACACAGCTGGTCATTACCTGCCATACGATCCGACACTTTCTTCTCTCAGCATAAAGGTGAAGAACGTTTCGTATTCAATGTCAACTAATTCCGGCGTTTGGAACGGTTCTCTAAGCTCAGGTGTTCCGGTAGGAGGAGGTCTTCTATCAGAATTCTGCATCTCAGTCGATCATCCAGACATAAAACCTGGTGGAAAGTACAACAATGCTTGGGGTTCGATATACAGGCCTAGCATAACCGATACTCAAACGACACTACCGTTCAGCCAAGCAATTCACGTTGAAACGTCTGAGGAAGAATCGACCGATCCATTTGGAGCAAAGAATTTTGTTCAATCCGCATACAAGAGGCCAACCGTTTCAGGAGCAAGCCCGTACGAGTACAATTACCCACTAAAACAGGGATTTACGTCGAACGATCAGTACTTAATAGGAAAATACACGTGCGGAGCGTACCTGTACCTTTCACCGACTTCACACGAAAGTGTAGCGGTTACAGCGTACAGCCCAACTCAGTCAAAGAGAACTGTTGAATTCGGAGAAGCAAATGCTCTAAAGATTCCGTTAACGTTCCAGTACAGGTGTTCAGACTACCTCACGTACGTCGGTGGTTACCGCGCAAATGTGACAGCCGGTTTAAGGAATGTTAAATATACTAAACAGATAGGATTTGACATAAAGTTGAAAGACGATACATTCTCGTTCGACGTTGTGGTAAGCTCACAGTACGAAAAAGAAACGTCAGTCATCACACCGACCAGCACGATAACTAAGTCGGCAACTATGAGTCAGATCGCTCTGACTGACTAAAATAATCGGTGAACTTTGCACAACCTGACTCCTGCATACACCAAACTAACGGACAAAGGAGTTAGTTTCGGCGTTTTACGGACCAACCCAAAGCTGACTTCAAACCTCAAGCTGACCGTTGACTCTGACGGCAACCTATGGTTCAATTCAATAGACGCAACTCCTGAGCTTGCTCAGAGTAAGTACAAGAATTTTGCAATAGACGAAAATTCAAGTCATGAGGTAAACGTCTTCAAATTCTACGATGGCGGAAAAACTCCTACTCAGATATCGTTCGCAGTAGGTTCAACTATCACAGTAGGCACGGTGGCAAAAGAGTTAAAGGATCAATTCGATTTTGATCTTTACTCGAGCGGCGCAAAGTACCTTTCTTCCAAAAATTATCACGAAAAATTCAGTTACTTTGCTCCTCTTTACTTGGACACAGTCATCCCAGAGTGTTTTGTGATCTTAAAGATTCCAGCTGCTTCCAATTACACAGTAGGCGAGTGGAAACAGAAAATTGCTGACCCCAATTTCACCAGAACTCAGTTCGCTCTTGATCTATTTAGAAATGCAAGCGTAGTAAAGAACATCTGCTTGACTGAAACTAGCAAAGTTGGAACGTACATACGGAACATTTTGAAAAATCCTATGTACCCAAGAAACCCTCTGTACGTAAACTTCAAGGATGATCGTTACTCGGTTTACCGTGGATCTTCCATTGGAGCTGGCACATACGTTGAAATTCCAGAGTTACTGTCATCAACTTTGAGAAAATCAATACCTCAGATTAAATTAGAAAAGTACATAACTGAAGGTTTTGAAAGAAACAACATCGTGTACCCGCGAATAATAAACTTGGAATTTCTATTTGATGATGACGACTCTGATCCTTACACATTTAACCGGTACATCGGCTTTTACTGCAACTTAATAGATCTAACAGCATTTAGGACTGACCTTGAAAGCATGTACGAAAACGAAGAGGATAACGATAATCAACTGCCATTTAGGTTTAGGGAGGAAGACGAAGTTTCGGTGAATATTACTAACTCAAACGGAGTAGTTCTTCGCGGAATTGGAGTTGAAGCAGATTTAACAGCGTTCGACAGAGCAATGACCGGAGAGAACAGCATGTTCTTCCCGTACCTCAAGATAAAAGACAATTCGCTGGTGTTTCCAAAGGTTCAATCGATGGAACAGGCGAATAATCGCATAAAATTCACGGTAACCGATAGCCGAGTGGACATTGGTCTGCTCTTTGGTCCAGGAGAATTACTTTCTCAGGAAACGGCTAAGAGTTCATCGCTAAACACAAGATCTACAGTTGCCATAGAGTTCACAGAAGACTTACAGCACCTAGATACGCTAAGAGTGTATCATGCAAATGGCTCAACGTACGACAACCGTGACGATTACGGAAAGTACGATGACTTGGTTTTCGTTCACAATGACAATGGTGATTTTGCTTACGATCTGGTGTTTCCAAATGATGAAGATTACGTAATTTCGTACCCTACCTCAGAAACTGTGCTCTTTAACTCAACTAATCCTAACACAGTACCGACAGTATTCACCCCAAACACACCAGAGGTGATAGGCGTGCAGTACAAATCGTCGGTTGATGGTACCAATTGGATCTGGGACGACATCTCTTATTCACAGGAAGCTGTAGGTTCGAGGATATTCATAAATTTGGATAACGCGAACATAAACGGAAATCGGTACACTGACTTAAACAAGCTAGCGTCAACCGTCGTTGAAGTTCTAACGAATTTGAATCATTCCTTCATCACAGGTAAGAGTTTTGAAAAGACTTTCTTTGCTCAAGTGATGACTGCTGGCAATAATTACAAACAGCTAGCAATAAAAGCAATAGGGGACTTTAGTCAGAGAGTCAAAGTAAACGGAGTTCACACGAACGAAGTAGTATTCGCAGATGGCGGTTTTCTAAACACAAAGCAAGCAGTCATCCCTATCGGAAACGTAGCTAGGCTGATGCCTATCTTGGACGATATTGTTGTAAAGACAGAAAAGGATTGGTCAAAGATCCTTAGAGTTTGCAATTCAGCGGTGTCAATCGATGAAGTCGATTCCTTAACGGAAGAAGCTGTGTTAAAGTTCTTACAAAATGCAGCGCTGATGTTGAAGGACAACGAACCGATCGACGTTGTGTACGATCGTCTAGAAATTCGTAAAATATTCAAACCGGTAATAGGTGTTCTATCACTTTTCGAGATAAAGGACATGGACTTTTACACTTACTCTTCCCAGTACACTAAAATTCCAGAAATAGACTTCTACCAGAACTATTACGTTCCTAAGGAAACTGAACTTTTGGATTTCACTAAGTACGCGTACGAGGTGGTTGGAAACGGAAAGGTAAAAATAAACAATCAGGAATACTCAACCGCTGACCCTGACCCAACGGTTTGGCAGAACGTTGAAAAACTACAATCGTACGAAGTAGTTAGCGGAGATGCGGTTCTAGTTCAGTCGAAAAAGCTTCCTGAAAATCAGGCACTAATTCAAAGACACGATATCCCAATAAAGGATGAATCGGATAACATGACCACATTTAAAGGCTTTTTCTCGTTCGGAGCTGATCACAGTGCACCGGACCCTAAAGCCCCAACGTATGAATACAGAGAAAAGTACAAGACGAACAACCTTAAGAGTGAGTATCACGTTTACTTGGAAAATTTTGACAAGGAATTTGCAACAGACGGCCGGGTCATTCCGTACGTTTCCAAATGGGGGATCATTGATTCGACAGATGCTAGGGGAAATCCTTACCGTTTGAATTCCGACATCATGTTCGGAAAGGATAACTTTGGGCCGTCGCACAACGAAACTTACCCTACTCCAGAAAAGTTAACTCACGAATGGTTCTACATCGAATCTGATTTCAACTACACACAAGCGGAGGATTTGATGAAGAAAAATTTCTTTTACTTCGATCAGCCATTTTCTGCGTTAGAAATGATAGCCGATTCTACTTACTTTGAACGGTACTTTACTTACATTCCAAAACTAAATGACAGAGAAATAGACCGCCCACAGTTTAGGTATTCTAAACTTTACCGCGATCAATTTTCAAACCAATTTTCAACCGTTTTCAACGGCGCAAAATTCACATTTTCTGAATTGGCGGAAGATGGAAGCACTCTCGTGTCAACCAAACGATTCGAGGATTACAACTTTAGCATTCTACTGAAACCTATCAAAGAACGAATCTTCGAATCACAGGATCTAATAAAGTACCGAGTGATTGAAAACGTTGATGCAAAATCGATAGTAATTCTCATCGAAATGCCGATTGGTTCAGTAGCAAACGTTAACTCTCAACTATTGCCAGACATAATCACTAGCACAAGCGAACCGTGGATATACAAATTCCCTGACAAGAGAATAGACCAGCTAATTACGTTCATGGATGCAGACGGAATCATAAAGGATCCTTTCGCTACCAACTACTTGGTCGATTACACGTACACGACGGAAAATTCAGTGATAGGAGACGAAGTTTTCGACTCTATCATTTCGTCAAATTATCCTAGCTTTTCAAACGATTCGTTTAAACTAGGTCGAGTTGAACGAACGGTTGATAATGCTTGGGTCTACGGCGGAATTCCAAAAGCTAACGAAACCTGGCTGATAAGAAAGGGAACAGACAATACGAAGCAATACGTAGTTTCGTTTGAACAGACTGATTTATTTAGTCAAGCAGCACAGGGAAATTTTCAAAGCGGTGCGATTAACTTAGCTGCGCCCATCGGAATAACACAGTACTTAAAAATCAGTAAGCCGAAGATCGGTTACCTTGAAACAGAAGCCGCACAATTTAGAATAATTGAGGACCAAGCGGGAAGCTATCTGAGCGTAAGCTTGTTGATGCCGTCAGGCCACCTATCAGTTAGTAAGGTTCTTCCAGGATTTTTATCAGTCTTTGGAGATTACCGTGTGTCTTTTAACGAAAATGGAGTTTCTAATCTAACTTACAATTTCCTGTATTCGGTGAAGGATAAAAAGTACAATGCAACGAAGAACGCTTACTCAGCAGTAAAACTCGGGTTAGGATTAGATTTGAGCAGTTCCGGATCGGTTGCTACTTCTACTAACTATTTTCTGGATGCAAAAGCGCTGGGCGGTTTTCCAGTAGCAGATTTTAAGCTTGAGGATTTCATAAATCCGATCAGCGGGTCTCATGATACTCTGACTAATCCGTTAAAGGACTTACCTGAAGTATCTCCTCCTATCGAACCGCCGATGCCGGCATTCTCCCCGTTAATGTTCATCGACAAGCAGGGAGAAATATCTTTTCTGTTGAACACCGACGTGACCTTTGCCGATGATAGTTTTCAGACAGAACTGGACTTAGGAAACCCTAGCAGAACTACTCATGCTCTGTTACGAGTAGCGGATAACTTGCTGACTCTGGACAGACCTGCCGGTAAAAGCACGATAGTTCTAAAAGTAAGGGTCGATGCCAATTCCTCAGGACCATACTTCGTTCTTAGCCCATTAACCTTCCCGACCGGAAGTTCAAACTACTGGCTCAACGATACTCAACAGTTCCAACTGTTCGGCGGAAAGGATTACTTTGCAAACCTATTTGAAAGTTTATCGTTCTCTAACTTTAAACTTCTTTTGGAAAGAAATTCATCACTAGTTTCTTGGGAAAGTTACCAGAACGGACAGCTTCTACCGACTAGGAAGATCTCTATTCGAGTTGAGGATCCTGACAAGATACAAAAGACGACCATCGTTGCTGCAAAACCTGAGTCTGTTGTAACTGACAGCAAATCTTTAACCGGTGGGTTCACTCACGAAGAGGAACCGTCAACCGCTTACGACATCAACCGCTATTCCGGTGAGTACGACGTAATTTACAGAACAGTTTCAGGATTCAAACAGAACGTTGATCTCGAAGACATGTATTTTTCCGGAGCAAACGTATTTCTAAACCCAGAAATAAGCGATTTCTTTAAGATTCAGGAGTTCTCGTTCGTAAAATACGCGGACTTTAACATATTGGACTTTGAAAATTCTCAAAAGTTCGAACCCCTGTACCCTATGATCTACGAATCGCCAGTCGATTTTGATTCCTATGACATTTTATCCAGTAGTTGGGATTTCAACTATCACTATGCGTACACAACTAAGAGCGCTAGAGAAAAAATACCTGGATCAAGAAGAGTGACTGAGGACTATTCTTTCGTTTCAAAACTTCTCAACGTTCCGTTGAGTTTTGTTGTGGAAGCTTTCAATTCGGTTGAGCTAACAAACGATCAATTCGACATTCCAGATTCAGACTTTTTGAACTTAACTGCAAACGGCCAATTAGTTGACTTAGCATACTCAGTGTACACGAACGAAGTACGGTTCAAGATCAACTTTTCTCAAGCAGTAGCAAAAGCTCTATCCGAAAACGGATTGGACGGAAGCACGAAACTGAGAGAAGAATTCAAAAAATTCTTTACCGACGAATTCGGCCAGCCGATAACAGAGGATCAAGTTTCTCTAGGAAACCTAACGTTCGACGAGTACCTTTACCAGTACTGCAAGACTAACTTATTGAAACTCTATTCATTGGATAATATAGATTTCTACGAAAAAGAGGATAGGACAATAGCCAATAATTCAATATCGATAGCCATCGTACCGTACGACCAATTAGACGACGCCGGTTACGTTGAAGTCAAAACGGTTAAAATAAATAACTCTAATTCAGGTATCGTAGTAGGTTCTATGCTCAAAAAAGCAAGTGCCGGAGTCAGCTTGGTACCAAAGCTAAAAATTAAGTACATTTAATGGCGGTCAACATCAACCTAAAAGAGATATTCTCAGCTGATAACCAAGCGGATTTGGCCAATAAGCTAAATTTTAACTTCAATCAGCTGATAGCCCTTGGTGTTGGAGATAAAGGCGATAAGGGCGATAAGGGCGACGCTGGTGGTCCAGGTCCAAGAGGACCTAGAGGGTACACCGGTGCTGACGGTACCATAATTTGGTCAGAAGCAGGAACGACCTTTATCGATCTAACTACTTCTTCTCCTACTGATTCAAAAATCGGTGATTACTACGTAGGCAAGGTTGAAATTGGGCCAGCTTCATACAATGGAATATACAAGAAAGAATCCGAAGGTACCGTATGGACAGTAATAACGGATTTCAGCGAAGTTTTCAGAGAAGCTCTCAACGAAAGCGGCGGAGAACTGTTTCCGTGGAGAGTTGGTGTAAACACGCAGACGCCACCGGCTAGAATAATCATTCCTATCAACAGTTCTGAAGGCATTGACCGAATAACAGTTTCGTACCTTTCAAAACCTGGAGATTACTGGGAAACGTACCCACCTAACTGGAAATTAAACACGGCGTCTGTTCAGAATTCGCAGGGGCTAATCTTCAACTTCGATACTGCAACTGCCAAGAAGATAATATCGAACGGTTCACCTGACTCAAACGGTTACTTAGTAAAGGTAACAGACGATAGATTAGGATCAGATGTTTCGTTGCTGAACGAAGCGTTCCCGTACACAGCTCTACTCTCTCTGTACTCATTCTACGATAAGGTTAACGCAGCTACACACCCAGATCAATTCGTTTCGAGCACCGGTTACCGCCACCAATTGGAACTAGGATCGGTTGATGATATTGCGGAAGCATTGCACACGACAGACTCAGATGCAAAGTACGTGGTAAGCCCAACGTACCAGAACTTAAGAGTTAGAAAGTACAGGCTGAACGCAGCAGATCTTCCTGGCGAAAGCGTAATTCTCACAGATTTCGTTCTAAGTTCGCTTGACGATGAAACTGAACCTGCGCTTAACTCAAAATTCGAATGGACTATAAATAAGAAAGCTGCCGCTGCTAAAGATTCAAACTCGGTTCTTCACCTAGCCCTATCTAGCAGCACACTAGAAGGAAGTTCAGCAGCAGTTGGAACGACCGCTCTCGCGATCGACGGTTTACACTTCAAGAAAGTAGAGCCAACTGATACTTACAAGGTAGCTTTAGGTTTTGATCCATATTCTTCAAACAAGTTCGGATTTAGAGCAGAATCCAAAATTACGACCTTCCTGTTCGATGAGTTAGCTATTCTATCAAGAGGAACGTCAACACAAGTTGAACTTAATCCTCAGGGTATTAAAGGCCTATCAGATTCCGACGTTGGAATTTACGCAAGCGATACAGCAAAGGAGGTAAAGATCGGATCAAGCGATTCGAACGTTGCTTTAAAGATCAAAGGTTCGCGGTTGAGTAGTGCAGTTCCTTTTCCAGTTTCAACTGGAGCATTACCTACCGTTAACAGCGCAGACCTGAACACTTTAGACGAATACCAGGAAGGAACGTTCACTCCTGACGTCTACTTTGGAACCATGCCAACTCCTGCAGCAAATGTCATAACTGGAGGAGTTACCCAACCTACTATTTCCGAAAAAACAGGCGTGTTCGTTAAAGTCGGAAAGATCGTATCGTTCACCATTAAATTTAAGATTAGCAATTGGACGATCGTCGAAACTGCAGGAAGAAAATCTCCGCCGTATTACGAATTACCGCACATTAGCGGAGAAACTATAGGAGTTCTGTCTGATGTGAACAATGAATGGATAGGCATGCAGCATGCAACCGGAAACGAAATCCACCAAATTTCGATAAGAGATTTGGGAATATTCGATCACTGGCCAGTATCTAGCGTTTCGGAAAATGCTAAGTTCAACGTTTCAATATCTCCATCGATAAGCACAGGCTTTGGATTGAGACAGTTTTCAATGTTTTACTCGTGGAGAGAAGGCGGAAATATAGTAGACACAACTTACGATTGGATGCCAATTGGCGCAGGAACACCGTACGCAAAATTCAAGACTTACACAGATACGATAACGAAACCTGAACTAGCTCTGTACGGTCACCGTAACAGTTATTCAACTCCTGGTGTATGCGCAATTGAGTCAAACTTATCAGTTTACGATTTTTTGAATTACGTTCACCCAACTGATCCAATTAACGGAAACACAACAGAAATTACAGTTAGTGGAACTTACATAACTGACCACCAGACAGCCAACGATGCTCACCCGGTTGGCGTGACAACGACCACTACTACAGCTGGTCCTACCACGACAACAACTAGCACAACCTCGACTCCGACGACTACGACAACGACTACTGGAACACCTACTACAACGACCACTACTACTAGTCCAGCAACGACTACCACGACTAGCACAACGGCCGCTCCAGCATACGGTCCAGAATTGTTGGTCAACTCGGATTCGCCTAACGATCCATTCTCAACTGACTGGAACGACGATAACGCTCCGTACGGTTTAGGAGACTATTGGCAAGCAGCTTCTACTCTCTACCAGACTTATTCCATAATCAATGGACTCTCTTCAGGTTTCAACAAGTTTGTTCAGAAAGCGGTTCGTCAAGTAGGTAGAGGCGGTGCAATCGGAATCGGTTCTAACAACATTTCTCTGCCGGCAACTTCGTACAATTACGAGCTTACTTTGAAGTACAGGTCGTCTCACCAGCTGATCATAAACAAGCACACGTTCTCAGCAGGTACGTACGAAACGGTTGGAACGCTTCCGGCTAACACCGGCGGCATAGCAACGTCCGGAACGTTAACGTTCAACGGAAACGGAACGCCGTTCATATTCCTATCGTTCTACATGGATGATGATAAGAACACTGGACCGACCGTTTGGATGGAAATCGACCAGATCAGCTTGCGCAGAAAGTACTAAGGTTTGATTACCTTATTCGACCGAGCCTACTATAAATAACAAAAAAGTAGGTTCAATGCAGAGAGTCACTTACAAGATCACGCCAGACCCAGCAAAAAATTCAGTTGGGTACAGCAAGAATTACCGAATTTTTACAACAGGAGAGCCTGTCAAAAAAGCTCTTAGAGTGATTCAGCCCAATGGTTACAAGGAAGAATTGGACCTAGGAAGTGCGGTTGAGGCAAACATCATCAGAAAATTTAGGTACTCAACCGACCGAGCAAACTGGTCTCTATGGTACTCTTTCAGCCCAGCTGACCTATCAGAACTGTATTCGTTAGAATTCAACGAAGAAAGCATTTTCTTTGAGATAAAGTTCGAGTACGATGATGGAACTTACGACCAACTCACGGAACCTTTGAAAGTTGAATGGGTGAAGATCTTTCTGGCTACTGCGCAGAACCAAGGTGAGGATTACAACCCGCCAGTCCAGTGTTCTGATGAAAAGTGTCCGATGATCGTTGCGGAAAACCAAGCTCTATTCAAACCATACGAAGCTTTTACAGCTATCCAGATAGCTAAGGAACTTAGCTTACAGACCAACAAGATTTACGGTCACGATGTAGTTTACTTCAAAACTGAACCAGATAGGGATTCAGCTGACTTCGTGTTCAAGGAATGGACCCTTTTCAAAACGACAAACCGCCGGTGCATAAAGGTGATGGTTCCAGAAAACAAATTTCCGGATAACAAACCGATCTTTCAAGAGTTTGGAGTCGATTTTGACGTTCCGTTCGAGATACACATCGATAACGTGTACTTTCAGCAGATGTTCGGAAGAAACGCTCAACCTAGGAAGAGAGATTACTTATACTTTCCTCTCCTGAACAGAATGTACGAGATCCAAGGATCGTACCTTTACCGAGGGTTCATGATGGAACCTATGTATTGGAAGATTCAGCTCACTAAGTTCCACCCAAACATTGACATGTACATGAAAGCCGAGGACCGTCAGTTCTTGGACAACCTCATCGTGTCGACCGACCAGCTCATGGGAAACGAAGCTGCTTCGCAGATGCTAGATGCTCTGGATCCGCAGCAGACAAAGACGATCTCCACGCACCAGGATGAAACTCGAAGAAACATGCACCAGGATCTAAAAGTAAAGCTTTTAGGGCTGACCTATAACTACTCTCCGCTAATAGAGTACTACTATGACATGAATTCGGTCGCGCCAAGGATAGTGAAATACAAGATGGAAACTTTCGGAAGCCCAAACGAAAAGAAAACGCAGGACGTTACTCCGGCCAGCCCATCAAGTTCGATCGAAATCTATGCTTACGAAGATAGTGATATATTTGGAGCATGGAGAGCTAGAGAAATTTCAACTGGCGATTCTAACACAAAGGCTGGAAGTTCTGCTGTGAAGATCAAGATGAACGGGCCTAAGGATTCTTACTCAGCGTTCGGAAAGTACGTAGTTGTGGAAGGTTATCAAAACTTAGGTCTAAAATCAACCGAGAGAAAGAACATTCAGACAACTGCCAGCGAAGCGGAATTTGTAATAAAGGAAAATGCTGTCATCTACAAGAAAGCTGCTTCAACCGTTGAAACACCTAGCACAACTTATTGCTCGTTAGTCAGGTTTAATGCCGTGACACAAGACATCGTCTTCTTTCAGGGGTATGATGATTATTTAAAGAAAGGTATCCGCATCACTGGGACCATCTCTGAGGTTTCTCAAGTGCCCAACTTAACTATCAGAATAGTCATTAACGATATTAATCCGTACGAATTTTCAGTAGGTCCAGTAGAGTACGGAAAGTGGTACGCTCTGATCGTTCCGTTCTCAGCTCAGTACGGCCAACTTCAAGTTTCGGTGTACTCTTTAAGGCAGGATCCAGCGAACGTTAAAAATTTCGACGGAGTGACCAGGTTGTTTAACGATTACCGCAAAATCGGGCAGTTTGAGTACGAAACGACCGCGAATTACTGTTTGCCAAGCGCAAACTATTCAGTTGCTAATGTCAGGCTGTTCAGCACGATGGTTCAGGATGAGGATCACGAGTTCGTGATAAGCCAGCTGTTCCTGCGAGACGAATCGACCATTTCGATAATCGACAATGCACGGCCGAGATTGAACGCTCCGTTTGTAGCTATAAACCGGTAAACTTTGAAATAAATAACCTGTATGAAAGACAAGATATTAAAATGGCTCTACGATAATTACGTTGGAGTTAGAAACAGTTCAGTAAAACTCCCGACTTTCAGCCTTAAGTGGCCCTTTGTCAGGATAAAAAAGTTTTACGGTTCACGAGTAAAGGCAGCTAGGATAATGTTTCCATTCTTCTTAGCTTGGGGTTCGTACAAAATGTTTCAATCGGTTTCTACCGGAGAGGTGTACTGGAGTTGGTGGGTAGACCTACCGTTCATGATTCTTTTAGCCATACAGTACGTTGCAAGTTTCACCAACATCGTGAAGAACCTTTACGAGAAAAATAATACCAACCAGTAAAGTGTACAAGGACATAAACAAGAAGAAACTGTTCGATAACGTTGATCTGGGATTCGAATTCGAGTTCTTTTCCCCTCTTTCAAGAAAGGAACTTTCAGAAAAATTGGCAAAAGTTCTAGGAAAGACCGTAAATTGGACCAATCGATACCACGGAAAGACACCGGTTCTCCCGAACACATTTAAGTTGGAACCAGACTATTCAGGAGGGATGAAGACCAACGAACTCATAACCGGCGTGATGCCGTACAACGAAGCAATTCACGTGATGCTGAAAGTTTTTAACTTCATCAACGAGAACGGGTTCACGAACGAGCGTACTGGGCTTCACATCAACATATCGTTCAAGGAAAATGAGCTGGACTTAAAGGAAAAGCTTCAAAATTTGAACGTTTTCAAGTACATCTTGAACTTGGATGAGGGAAAGATATTCGACTTGTGGCCATCTGCAAAATCAAGGATTCAGAAGATCTATAAGAACTCTGTCCTTAACATTTACCCGAAGAATAAGTTCATCGCCGAGACTAGCATAGAGTACGCTAACCCAGCAAGTCCTATGGATTTTAACTTACCATACTCAAAGTACTTCGGTTTGAACTTTACCAAGCTTCCAAACAATTACTTGGAAGTTAGGTACGCAGGAGGAAAGGATTACGAGAAGAAAAAGAAGGAAGCGGTAGAGTTGATTAACTACATGGCCGAGAGCCTTTACGAAACTTTACTTAACAACAATGCCTACACGGTAAACGAGAGAAGAAAGATCAGCGATTTCATGAAAAATCGCAAGGACATCGTTCTGTCGGTAAAAACGTACGAGAATTTCGTTCGTTCTTTTCCTAACATTCACCTAATGATTGACTTAAGGGATGACCCTAGGATAGTTGAGTCGAATTATTCGAACTTGAAGGAAGCTCTGTTCGACCTGATAACTACTGGAAACTTAGAATCTGGCCTGATCAATTACGACACCGTTGAAAAGCGGGTCCAAGTTAGAGATGCCAATTTGAAGGAATGCTTTTCCATTTCAAATTTAGACCTTGTCAACTGCTTTGTTGAGGGAGAGATCTCAAAATGTAAGCTTTATGAGTGCAAGATTAGATCGTCGAGAATCCTCGATTCGGTCTTTTTGGACAAGAACGACATTCGTTACTCTTACCTGAAGGAATGCTCTTTTCACAGAGGTGGAGAGAACAAGGTCGAACTCACCTTCATCAAGAGTAAACCTGAACACCCAATTTACGCAGAACTAAAAGAGTGCATAGTACGTTCAGGAACAGTAGGTTTGGACTCGAAAGTCGACTCCAAAACAGAATTCATCGAAAACTTAACGGTGGTCGGAGAATCGGAAAAATAAGAGACTAAAATGTCAGTAGAGGTAAAACTCACTTCGGTAAAACCGTTAAGCAACACCAGCACTACGTCGATCGTTGAGATCTCGAACTTTAACTTTCGAACTCTTACTTCTGCGATAAAGGAATTTCTATCTTCAGTAAATTACGAGCAGAACGATTCGGAAGTAACAGTTGACATAAGCAACGTGGATGCTAATTGGGTAACGGTTCGCCACGGCTTAAAAGTTTACGGAGCTGAGCAGATAGACTGGGAATACCCAGTAGTTGCTCAGATGTACCCTAACGGTTCGGTTACAGCTAAGAATTTCATAGCTGAGGACGTTACTGACACTCTACGATTGAGATTACGAGTTTACGGGTTGCTCCCAACGACCGGAATTCCTGGGGAGATGGTGTACATCGAGGCACAGGACGGAAAGGTAGAAGGAGTGTACGTTTGGCTAAACTCAACCGGCTGGACTCTTTTGGCCGGCACCGGTGGAACTAGCGGAGTTCAACCGTGCATGCAAGAAGTAATAATGCACGCAGTGGCAGACGTTATTCCATCAGGAACTGCGCCTATCTCACAAGGAATATTTTTGATCCCTGCGCCTCTTCACTCCAGCAACATGCTGCTCTTCATAAACGGATTGCAGACTCTGGTGGGAGACGGTCACAAGCTTCTCCCAGCTTACTTTAGTAAGGACAGCGGTGTTACTGCCTCTGCTCTAAGAGACGTTGACGCGACTGACCAACTTTTCTTTAACACAACTATCGCAGGGTACACCTTGAACAACATTGACACGGTGACTCTCCACTATTTCAGCGCAGACCCATTCTGCTCACAGAACGGGTACGTGTGTTCAACTGAAGTAACGACAGTAGATCCTTTAGAATTTTACATTTTTGGAATTTCGGTCGTCGGTACCGCTAGCGATATTGGGCCGATCACGATCTGTCGAATTCCAAACCCAACGTCTAGTTCAGGTTACGTTCTTCCTTCTGGGTACCTTCTTGAAAATAGCATATACTCGTACTCAATAACAGATCACAATTTCGTTTACGAAACCGGTGCGATCGTAAAGTTTACCTTGCCTGGTTCGATAACTGAGGATGAGTTCAACTTAGTAAAAATATTTAAAGAGGTCAGCGGAGTCTTAGTGGATAGCACAGTTACGGCCGGACCATACGCTCCAGATTACGCAAATCGTTGGATCTATGCAGACGTCCCAGAGTTCAGCCTATTTTACGTGGTCCAGGGAGTTCCTGTGACTACCGTACCTCCTACCACCACTACGACCACAACTACGGCAGTGTGTCCTCCTCACGCGATAAGCTTCTCAATACCGTATGGGCAGAACCCTACTCAAGCTTCGTTCTACGGGACTCCAGAGGGTCCACACTCAGTTACGTTCATCGATCAGCTTGGAGGAATTCACGATCTGACTGGGTTGTTGGGCGAAGACATTACCTTACCATGGACGTTCGATCTTTCAGCCGCGGAATTTGCAGAAGTTCCTACTGTGATTGGAGTTTACACATTTAGTTACGGTGTTAGTTGTGAATACGAAGTTGAGATACCTTTGTCTGCTATCGGAGATGTTACCACGACTACCACGACTATCGTGCCAACGACCACGACTACCACAACCGTTACTCCGACTACTACGACCACCACCACTTCAGCTCCGACGACCACAACTACTACTCAACCAACGACAACGACCACAACTACTACGTACATAAGTTACTTAGTAGATTCGCCAGTTCAAGTAACCTTCTTCGGTTCTCCGGCTGGCCCGTTTGACGTTAAGTACACAGATCCTAGCCTTAACGAGTACGATTTGACCGCAATATCAGGCTCTCAGAAAACGCTAAATTGGGTTTTCAACCGAACATTGCAAGCTTACGTGGACGCAGGAATAACCACCATTTCAGGAACTTACGAATTTAGCATAGGCGGTGCCGTAATTCACACAGTTACTGTTTACCTCTAACCTAAACTGCTAAAGCTTTTAGAGTATAATTAGTCAGAGATGTTAACCAAAAAAGTCGTATTCATATCTGCTCAACCGGATGTGCCGTATTTTCACTGGCAAGTTGAGGTAATGATTCATAATTTCATGAAAGTTGGAATAAATCCTAACTGGATAGAAGTGATTTGGGCTATTTTTGGAAATCCATCTCCTGACCTTCTAAGTTTAGCTCAAAAATACCCGTGCGTTAGGTTTTTCTGGTACGATAGAACGGTAAAGGATAATTTTGGCTACATTCCGATCCTGAGACCCGACATACTCGAACAGCATTTTTCCAAGTTTCCAAACCTAAGAGGAGAAGTCGTATTTTACCACGATTCCGACATCATCTTTAGAGAGCTTCCTGATTTCGATTCGATGCACGATGATTTATACTGGTACTTGAGTGATACTGTGTCATACATTGGAGCCGAGTACATAAAATCCAAGTCGGAAACACTTTTCAAGGAAATGTGTCAGATCGCAAAGGTATCTCCAGAATTAGTTGAACAGAATCAGAAAAATTCTGGCGGAGCTCAGCACCTGATGAAGTGTCTTACCTCTTCTTACTGGAAAAGCGTTAAGGAAGATGCACTGGCTCTGTACAAGCACATGAACAACGCTGAAACCATGGAACGATCGTTTCTGACAGCAGAGCAGTTGAAATCGTACAATCCTATCCAAAAATGGTGTGCTGACATGTGGGCCGTTCTGTGGAACGGCTTAAAGATCGGAGCTCAACCGAGAATATCCAAGGAACTCGATTTTAGCTGGGGAACTTCTCCCATACCAGATTACGAAAAGTGCAAGATAATGCACAATGCTGGAGTCACGTCCAGCGAGGGCGGTAAGCTATTTTACAAAGGGGATTTTATCAACAAAGATCCATTTACCGCTGATTTTTCCAACCTCGATAAAAATACTGCTTCCTACAAGTACGTAGAAGCCATTCTGTACGCAAAAGAACGCCGTATGTAATCTGTTTACTTGGTTTGGGCTGATAAATAACTTTAGCAAAAAATGAAGTTAGGCCTAAATGTCTCATAAGCTACAGATCAAGCAAGTAGATCTTTCAAATGTTACTAAGGACAATACCAAAACTCGATTTTTGGTCATTGATGTCGATGGAAACGTTTATTGGAGCGATAATGTCGGTGGGATCGTCACGTATTCGAATACCGACCCTGTCCCAACTACATTGGGTGGAATAACTGCTGGTTCTACCTTTAACAATGCTTCTATGGATCAGATGTGGACCATGCTCCTCTATCCATACCAAGTACCAGCTTTTACATCATTTTCTATCTCAGGATCTAGCTCTCTAGAAGTTGGAGAAACTCTGCCTGCTACTTTAGCGTTTACTTGGAACTCATCCAACGACCCTAACGTTTCGCCGAACTCAATAACCGTCACTGACGTGACCGGTGGATCTGTCGTCATACTGAGCGGTCAGCCGGCTGACGGCATCGCAGTTCCGTACACTTACGGAAGTCCAGTAGTTAGAACTTCTACTGGTTCTTATACTTGGCAGATAAAGGGGCTAAATACTAACGGCGGATCGTACATAGATACTGAAAGTAAATCGTGGTATTGGAGAGTCTTTTGGGGAACAAGTTCATCAACTGCGTTGCCAAACGAAGCTTTCGTAGAAGCACTACTAAACAATCCGATAAAATCGTCAAGAGTTGGAACGTATACGTTTGCCGCGAATGACTATAAGTACTTAGCGATTCCTAACGAATACGGTGTACCTGCTTCAATAACTTACAACGGATTGCCGTTTGCACTAGCTGATTCAGCAGATGGCTACAATGATGGTGGCGGAAGCATAACTTACACTACGGTTTCGATAACCAATGCATACGGAGAAACAGAAACGTATAACGTGTTCAGATCAAAAAATCCGATAGTTGGCGTTGTTTCAATGACAGTATCGTAAAAGAATAGAGATAATAAATGTCGGAAATTACAGGCTCAGTTAAAGTTACTGGTATAATCACTCCAACCGATACTACTGATGTTTATGCAGTAACTGATCCTATATACGGTCGAGAAGGTTTGCGAAACGTTTCTAGCGAAGCTGAAATGTTAGCCATTCCTCCTGACAGAAGAAGATTGGGCATGGTCGTTGGTGTAGGAATAAGTGGCACTAGCGGAACATATTACAACTTAATAAACGAACCCGGCACACCAACTACTTTAATTTCAGACTGGTCAATATTCAACAGCGGAGGAGGTTCCGGTTCTTCTGGTACAGCCGGTTCATCAGGAACTTCTGGATCTTCTGGTTCAAGCGGTACGTCAGGCGAATCAGGTTCTTCTGGTTCAAGTGGTACGTCAGGTTCTTCTGGTTCCTCAGGCGAAGCCGGCTCTTCTGGCTCTAGTGGATCCTCTGGCACGTCAGGTTCATCAGGATCCAGTGGATCTTCTGGTACCTCCGGAGAATCAGGTTCTTCTGGTTCGAGCGGTACTTCTGGTTCATCAGGTTCATCCGGCACTTCTGGAGAATCTGGCAGTTCCGGTTCTTCTGGTACATCAGGTGAATCTGGTAGTTCGGGTTCGTCTGGAACTTCTGGCGACTCAGGTTCCAGTGGTTCGTCAGGTTCGTCAGGTTCTAGTGGATCTGCCGGCTCATCCGGTTCTTCCGGTACCTCAGGTTCTAGTGGTTCAAGCGGATCTTCTGGTTCATCTGGAACTTCTGGAGAATCCGGAAGTTCAGGTACCTCCGGCGAATCAGGATCAAGTGGTTCTTCTGGAACTTCTGGAGAATCAGGATCAAGTGGTTCTTCTGGATCATCAGGTTCTTCCGGTTCGTCCGGATCATCTGGCACCTCAGGCGAAACAGGTTCTTCAGGGTCATCGGGTACTTCAGGAGAAGCTGGGTCAAGCGGTTCTTCTGGTTCATCTGGAACTAGTGGATCGTCCGGTTCGTCTGGAGAATCAGGTTCGTCAGGAACTAGCGGATCTTCCGGTTCTTCAGGAACTTCAGGAAATTCAGGTTCATCTGGTTCTTCTGGTTCTTCTGGTAGTTCAGGAACTTCAGGAAATTCAGGTTCATCTGGTTCTTCTGGTACTTCAGGAGAATCTGGCAGCTCAGGTTCAAGTGGTTCTTCTGGCACATCAGGTAGTTCAGGTTCATCAGGTTCAAGCGGCACATCAGGTAGTTCTGGTTCTTCTGGCTCATCTGGTTCTTCTGGTACTTCAGGAGAATCTGGCACATCAGGTTCTTCAGGTTCCTCTGGCACATCAGGCTCTTCAGGTTCTTCTGGCTCATCCGGTTCTTCAGGTTCCTCTGGCACATCAGGTTCTTCAGGTTCTTCTGGCTCATCCGGTTCTTCAGGTTCTTCTGGCACATCAGGTAGTTCTGGTTCATCTGGTTCAAGCGGATCAAGCGGCACATCAGGTAGT